AACGTAGAATCCAACTTGTTTGGTTGGGCACGCAGCATGTGTAAGTTTGGGGACTATTTTCTGTACTTAGACATTGATGACGATCTGGGAATAACTAATGTTATCCCACTGCCGGTTCGAGAAATCGAACGCTTGGAAGGGAAGGACCCGACCAACCCCAATTATATTCAATACTACTGGACAGGTGACAATCAAAAGGGCGTCACCTTTGAAAACTGGCAGGTGGCCCACTTCCGAGTACTAGGCAACGATAAGTATGTGCCTTATGGGACCTCTGTGCTGGAGGCTGCTCGAAGAATCTGGAGACAACTTACGCTACTTGAAGATGCCATGATGGCTTACCGGATTGTACGCTCGCCCGAGCGCCGAGTATTCTACATTGATGTCGGCAACATCCCTGCGGAAGATGTAGAACAATATATTGAAGCTGTCAAGACTCAAATGAAAAGAAACCAGATTGTAGACCAAGACTCCGGCAGAGTAGATCTGCGTTACAATGCCATGAGTATCGATGAAGATTATTATATTCCTACTCGTGCTGGGCAGTCCTCTCGGATTGAGACCTTGGCCGGTGGACAATTTACTGGAGACATCGAAGACGTTAATTATCTTCGGGACAAGTTATTTTCTGCGATCAAGATCCCCAAGGCTTACCTCGCTCAGTCAGATGCCCAAGAAGACAAGACCACCCTAGCACAAAAAGACATCCGCTTCTCTCGTACCATCCAAAGACTTCAGAGAGTGGTGCTGTCAGAGCTTGAAAAAATGTGTGTGATTCACTTGTACACCCTTGGGTACCGCAACGAGGACTTGCTCAAATTTAAATTGACGCTGAACAACCCAAGTAAGATCGCTGAATTGCAAGAGCTTGAGCACTTGCGGACCAAATTCGATATTGCGGGGGCTGCTACAGAAGGGATGTTTTCTCGCCGCTGGGTGTACAAGAATATCTTTAAACTCGATGACGATCAGATTGTTCGCATTATGCAAGAACAATACACCGACTCCAAACATAACGCTCTCTTGGAAGCTACCGGGACGGCAACCACCGAAGGCGCAACAGCCGGGGGCTCGGGTGATCTGGGCGGCGACATTGACGACAGTCTCGGTGGCGATTTGGGTGACGATACGGGAGCCGCCGCCGACACGGACACCCTCGATGCCGCTGAAGATCCCACATTACTGGCAGAGCCTGACGCCGATTCCGCCGCACAGAGAGACGACGATTGGTACAAACCGGTAGCCAGCGATATGCGTTCGGGGGGTGCCCGCAAACGTAGTTATTTAGCCAGCGCCGGGGAAAGCATTGCTTCTAATTCCCCCCGTAACCTATATAAAGGGTATAGCGGGGAGTTGGGTCCCTTGGGACGGGGAATCGTTGGAGAAGAAAAAACCAGCGACGAGGCGTTATTGACAGAGACTAAGCTCGATATCAAAAAGTTGATTGAAGAACTTGAAAACAGGAAAGAAGAAGATGAAGCATAACAAGAAACGAAACACTGCCTTTATTTATGAGGTTCTTGTACGAGAGTTGTCCAAGAGTGTAGTGCAGGGAAATGCGCCACTGCGATCTTCTATCACCGAAATCTTTAGGGAGTTTTTTAAGTCAGGTAAGACATTATCTAAAGAACTGGAGTGTTATAAAGCTCTGAGCGAAGTAAAAGGGGTTGACAAATATAACGCCGAGAAAATGATTTTCCGTGCCAAACACCAGCACTCGGAGATTCCTACTGATAACTTAATTCAAGAAAAAAATCAAATTATCAAAAAGATCCACAAGAGTTTGGGAGCGTCTGTCTTTTCTAATTTTGTGCCCAACTATAAAACATACGCTACCATATCCCAGATATTCAACGATAAAACCCCTCTGGGAAAGAAGGTACTTATGGAGAATAAGATAGTTGAACTTCTTACCGGCACCGACGAAGAGCCCATAGAAACAATGAAACCCGTAGATAACTTGGTTGTGAATAGCTTTTCGGAGAGGTTTAACAAAAAGTACGCCCCATTACTTCCCGAACAGAAAGAGTTGCTTTCGAAGTATATTGTGAGCTTCGGCGTAAATGAGGCCGACTTTCGTGTCTATTTAATAGGTGAGTTGAAGCGTCTCCATGAGGCAGTCTCTAGTTCCTTGGTTTTGGCTGAGATAAAAGATGACCCAGAAATGGTAAAGAGCACGCAGTCAGTTTTAGAACTAGTGGAAGCGATGAATGTTTCAGAGGTGGCAGCCCCTCACTTAAGGAAAATACTTAAGTTGCAAACTCTAGTTAGTGAGTATGAAGCCCATGCCAATTAAAATTAAGATAGACTCCGGTTCACCGACTGCCCCCGTCGAAAAGAAAGAGCCCCAAGGGAGCGTTAGCCTCCAGGCTCATAAAACCTTAGATGGTAACATACTGATCAATGACCACGAGAAGATGGACATTATTATAGTCCCATCCCAGAAAAAAGTGGTTACCCTACCTAAGCCATATGTGGGCGAAAATGTTTATGATTATCAAAGAGGTCTGCTTGACGACCTCTTCCGGGAGGGGACCATTGTGTATGACAGCATACAGGGGGGATCCATGTTCGGGACATTGGAGGGAGTTTACCCGGAGAATGATAAAATTGATCCTGTGCAGGCCATTCTATTGGGGATAGAAAAATATATCACCCGCAGCGCCCAAAGTCAAATGAAGGCTGAGGAGTACGACAAGGATATTGAGGACAGGTTTACTGACCCCACGGACGAGGATTCAACAAAGTGGGGCTCGATCAAGCCCCAGCAGGATGAACCCTACCAATACGACATTGACGTTCCCGGATATGTTTATGCCGGCTACGGCTATATGTACTAGAGACAGAAACGAGAGACTAATGATCTGGTTTGTTTTGTGTTCATATGGACTCACGCAACTCATCGTTTATTCGAAAATCCTAGAGCCCCTCCGCCCCTCAGGGTACTTTTTTCATTGCCCGATGTGTGTAGGCTTTTGGTCGGGGGTGCTTCTTATGCTCCTAAACCCATTTACAGAACTATTTACCTTTGATGTTTCAGTGGTAAATGGCTTCTTGTTAGGCTGCCTTTCTTCCGGAGCGTCATATGCGTTGTGTATGCTAATCTCGGACGGAGGATTTCAACATGAATACCGAATTAGAAGGAATGTGGACACAAAAGTGGAGACTGAGACCCGTCGCAAGGTGTTGCAGGGGTAGTTGTACCGTGCGGGTAGCGCCCGCACTTCAAGGGAGATAATAATGAATAAGAAATATGTACTACAAGAGTTTATGAACCTAGATTACAGCGATGATCTTCTTACCGAAGAGGAACGTGAAGGCAACAAAACCGGCACCCACCTTATCGTTGCGGGCAAGATTCAATGCGCCGAATCTAAGAATGGTAACGGTCGAATATACCCTAAGCCTATTCTCGAAAGGGAAATGAAAAACTATGATAAACTTGTCCGAGAGGGGCGAGCTATCGGAGAACTGGACCACCCCGACAGTTCAGTGGTCGAATTAAAGAATGCGAGCCATGTTATAACCGAGGTGTGGTGGAAGGGGAATGATGTGATGGGAAAGATGAAGATACTTAACACACCCGCTGGACAGATTGCGAAGCAGTTAGTCGAAGGCGGCGTCCAACTGGGTATATCCAGCCGTGGGCTTGGCTCCACTCGTCAAGAGGGTGGAACGACCATGGTAGAAGATGACTTCCAGCTTTTGTGTTTTGACTTGGTTTCAGAGCCTAGTACTACGGGCGCTTTTTTGGTGGCCGAAGGACAAGAAGTTAAAACCCACCTAACCAAGGCTGATCGCATCAACAGAGCCTTGAACGCTGTACTCGGAGACGACTAATGGCTGGAGCAGGTTTTGGAGCCAGCGATACGGACGGCACCTGGGGGTTTAGAGCAACTCCTGACGGAAAAGTAATTCTTGGCAACACCTCTGACGACGTAATCCAAGTTACGGGATCATTGGACACCAATGGCGATGTGATTGTAAAGAAGCAATTCGCCCGAGGTGTTGGGACAATAGATCTTGGTTCTGGTACAACTTCCACTATAAACCCATCTAGTGTGGGAGCAGGAACTATCCTAGTAACAGCGTCTTCAATCACCACTCCAAACGCTGAACCCAACGAAA